TGCTTGAAGCATTATTCCTTCTATAAAATAGGACTTTTTACCGTCCTCACGAGCTTCAATTAGAGGTTTTACGTCCTCATTATGCTCTGTGATTAATTTCATAAATTATCCCTTCTTTTTGTGTTTCATTGCCTTACCGATTTTCTTTCTTCTATTGTGAAGGTATGAATCGGTTTCGTCTTTATCGCCATCATTATCGATATCTTCATCCTCTTCACCAACTGCATCTAATTTTTCAGTTAGAATTGCATATTCATTGATGAATTCATTTGTGACAATTTCAATTTCTTCTTTTGTTAATTGTCTTCCGGTTTCTTGCTCAATTTCGGCAATCAAACCATAAAGAGATTCGACTAGTTGATTTTCAAATTCTTCATTCATTTCCTTTGAATCATCTTCTTCATCCTCTTCATCAGATTCTGAATCTTCCTCTTCAGCATCATCATCCTCACCTTCGTCTTCCGATTCATCTTTTTCTTCCTTTTCTTCGTCTTCTTCGTCTTCTTCTTTTTCTTCATTAAAGACAGTTGGTGCGAATTCCATTAGTTTTTCTTCTAATGCTTTACCTAATTTTGCGTAAAGATTATTTTCTATTAATTCTTTTGCCTTAACAATCTCTTCGTTGATCATTAGTTCTATTGCTTGTTTTAAATCGTTTGTCATATATTATCTCCTATTTTTTATTTATAAGGTATTTATATTACTGCTCTTCTTCGGGTGGTGCTTCTTCGCTTTCTTCTTCCGCACCACCTTCCGCCTGCTGCTGCATCATTTGTTGTTGCATTGCAATTGCCTGTTCATCTTGAATTTCTTTATTTATTTCTTCAATTTCTTCGTCTGTTTGATTTAAAATGTTCTTTCTTAACCATCTGGAAGAATAAAACTGACCAACATAATTTGCCATTATGTTCAACATATCAATCTTTTCTCTCATTATTTCATTTTCTTTTAAATCACTAAAGAAGGAATCTTTATTCCATACAAAGAAAATATCTTGATATGTTTTAGTCCAGTCCGCTTCAGTCATTATTCCCTTTAGTAAAACTTGTTTCTTCAATAAGTCGATGAACAGGAATCCAAATCGTTTTCTTAGTTTTTCTATAAACTTGAAGAATAAAACTTCGTCTCTTGTTATTTCGGTGGATCGTCCTAGACTAAATCCCGTGGTAGTTTCCATGCGACTAATAGGAACATTTAGTGCTCTATAGACCTTCTTGAGAAGATAATCCACATCATCTAATTGTCCTAAATTTTGACCACCATCTAGAGTTGCAATTTCTGTTCCCCTGCCACCTTCGCGTCTAGGAATCCAGAAATCTTCCAACATCGACATGTGGTTTCTTTCGTCTTTTATTTCACCAGTTTTGCTGTCATATGTTACTTTATTTCTATATTTGTTCATTAGACTGGCAATATATTGTTCTGCTTTTTGTTTTGGTAAATTGCCAACATCTACATAGAAAATTCTTCGTTCTGGTGCTCTGGACATTCTATAAATTACAACGGCATCTTCTATTTGCCTTAACATATTTATTGGTCGAATTGCTTTGTGTATATAACCAACAACACGTTTAGTTGTGCTATCCACGATTCCACTATGAACATATGAAACTGAATCTAATGCAATTTTAATTCCATGAGAAGTGGTTGGAGTTAGAGAGTCCGTATCTAGATCCGTATAAACAAAAAACTCTTCTATGCTTTTGACGACAGCAACACTGCCGGCGGAACTAGGTTTGATTTCTTTATTTACTTTTCTAACCTTTTTAATTTTAGTCGGATCTATCCCACGAAGTTCTATTATGCCTTTTTGTGGTTGATCCATGTCTATAATTGCATGATAATATAATTTAGAATCTATATACCATCTCCTAAAAATATCATCACCTTTGTTATGAAAATCTAGTAATTTTTTGATTGTTTTGAATTCTGTTTGAAGTTTTGATTTTATATTATCGGACAATGTTGTTACATTATCTAAATTCATAGTTACACATTCATTATTATCATCAAACACTACAGAATCATTTACAATATCTTGAATTGCTTTATCCACTTCCGGATAGAGTGACATCGATCTATATTGCTGTATTAGTGTATTTTCTTCCATGAGCGAGCCACCGAAGTCAAAGTAGCTGCTCATTACACCGCCAGTTTCAATTACATATGTTCCATCGTAATCCTCTGGTGAAACAAATGAGGGTTGGGTCTTGGGAACCTCAACCCCCTCATTGTTTTCGGTAGTTTTCTTTTTCCCAAAGGAAAAACCAAATATATCGCTTATACCCATAATTTATACCTATTTTTATTTCTTCTTAACCTGGATTCGGTGAAGTCATCTCCACCGGTCCATCTCCACTATATGTCAAATAATCGTAAGCAAATGTCACAGTAAATTCACTAAAACTGTCAGAAGAATCGTAACTGAATTCTAGAGGTCCAACATCAATTGGAAATATATTTCTAAGTTCAAACCCTCTGGTAAAGGCTGATTGCCCGTTGTGCTCTGCCTTTTGATCACCACCAAAGTCATCAAAATTAACAAGACCATTGCTTACTAAGTTATACTGTTGATCGTGACTCTCTGCAGTATCCATTGCTTCTAACCATGCCATAAGAAATTTTCTAACATCTGAAGTTCCTGCAGAATCATATAATTGAACTGTCCAATCGGGAAATACTCTTTCTCCTGAAAATTTAATAATTCTTCCCATCCAAGGAACAGGTATGACTCCAATTTGTTGATTTGGAATGCTTGTTGCCTTTCCATACAGATCCCAATCGACATTATATAATTGCCCAGATAATCCCGGCGGCCCATTTATTTCCATCTTAAATCTGTTGGGTCTAGTTCCTCTGAACCGTTGTCTGAAATCCGTAATATTATTTGCCATATTTATCCTCTTTCTTAATATTTATAGAAATTTATTAGGCCTGATCTAGGTTATCGTATAGGTTTTTGTTGGTGAAAGTAATTCTTACATAGTTGATTGCTATGGTTGGTTTCACTAAAATATCTGCTTGGAATAATCTAGCCTGAACTAGTTCTGGAGGATTATTTGTTTCGTCGCATATAATTCTAAAGTCAGTAATACCTCTTTGACCTCTAATTCTATCTAGAACACCGAAAGCAGCAATTCTAAAATTAGCTCTCGTTGTTTCATCGTTAATCTCGAATAGAATAGATCTTGCAATTGGTGAAATTATTTTTCGTAGATATATGAATAGTCTAGAAACATTAATTCTGGATAGGGTTGAAGTGTCTGCTGCACCAGTTTTATCACCAAATAGAACTGTTCCTTCTCCTGGGAAGGTGACTACTGGATTGATTCCAGCATCATATAGTGTATCTTGTTGCGAAACTGTTGGATTATTCAATAATCTAACTACATTTAAAATTCTACCTCTGACTCTTCCTGCAGGCGAGAACCAAGGAAATGAATCTCTATCGGTTCTTGTTATACAACCTGCAACATCTGGAGCCAGATTGGTCATAATTAACTTAGAAGAATCTAATAGACCCTGTCCTGTTGGATTTAAATGATACTTGTGGCCAGCAACATTGACATAATATTCATCGCTTGTGCTATTTATTTTTACAGTAGCAGTTACTTCGCCTGCATGAACTACTCCAAGAACTGGGAAATCTGAATTTTTCTTAGCCTCCACAACCGTTTTAACATCTGCTGCATACGGATCCGAATCAGCGGTTGCCCCGGAGGTAGCGCCCTGAAATATAACATCAAAAACTAAAGAAGATGCACTTAAAGAATTTGTTCTTACGCTATAACCTGCATCCGTACCAGTTCCACCTATATAGCATCTACCACCATACTGTAAAAAGTTATGAACACCCCACCATTCATATGCCCAAGGTTTCCATCCAGTTGCACCAGAACTGACATCAACATACGATGCAGCACAAACCCCAATTGCACCCTGTAATGTAAGACCTGTCCAGTAGGAGGCCGAAAGACCTTTTAAATAATTTTCGGTATGTGTTCTTAGTTTACCATACCAATCATTTATGGTTTCTACTAACATTAACCCGGATTGCTTTTCTCCGGTTACTCCCAGTTCACCAATCAAATTTTGAATTGAAACCATCGCACCGATTCCGGGACTTTCGGTTTCACCAATCGGTGCCACCAATGACTCATCAATTACCTTTATTTGAACATTTGGTCGTGCCATTTAAATCTCCTTATAATATGTTTCCTGTTATTTATGATTTTACTATTTTCCATCAATCATAAAAACCATTCACTTATATTTGGATTATCTATTATGACTTTTCGTGGAATGCTAGTCTTATCGACTAAAATCCAATCATCTTCTCCAATTTTATCTTCTATTTTTATTTCGGTTCCATCGGTGTATAATATTGGTAAAAGTTCAGATTCTATCTGTTCTATCTGATCTTTATACATTTCCAACCGAACATCCAAATTTGTCAAATTTTCAAAGAAGTCCTGTCTGGTTGCCCATGCAAATAAAACTAGACACATCACCAAGTCATCATTATGACCTTCATCTGCTTCATAGCTTGTTCTTTTAGCAATAAATGTAGTAAATTCATTTATGATATCAATGTCGCTGAATGTTAATTTATCCTGCTCTATGAGATTCTTGAGCACGGAGCAACCAAGTTTTTTAACTAAACTGCTTGTCTTTACACCAAACTGCAATCCTTTGGATCCACCAAATTCACTAATTATCTGGCCTTTTCTACCCAACATGTTAACTTTTACCAAGTTTTCATATTGTAAG